GATACCATTGGAAGCAACCCGATTGGTCTAGTAAACCTTGGCTTGACTTGCTTGAGCAATCAATACGAGACAACGAGTTCCCAAAAGAATTGTTGTTGGGGTTCTGTGCTACACCATCAAGTGGGTACTATCAACAGTCCAAGCCTACAAGCAAGGAAGTATTTGATGGTGTTCACAAGATACTGACAGACATGTCGGTCGAATTGCGTAGACGATTCAATGTCTTTGAGAAAGAAGGACATGATGAGAAGCGTGAGGAGAAGTACCAGTACACCTTTTACGGAAAGAATACATTAACAATCGAGGAGGTAAGTAAACTATGACAGTAATAGCATGGGATGGAAAGACCCTTGCTACTGACAGAATGGCTAATGATGGCTCTCAGAAATGGGAGTCATCAAAGGCTTGGTATGGCATGAGCAAGGAGAAAGAAGTAGTAATCATTACAGGTGTTGGACTAGCACACTACATCAGACAACTATCGGAATGGTATCAACAAGGTATGCCCGATATCAAACCCGATGTACCACCTAGCCAAGCAAAGCTAATCGTTGTGAAGAAAGACGGACTGTATGAATTATCGTACAAGATGTTGATACCAAACACAGCACCATACTCTGCGTTCGGAGATGGGAAGGAGATAGCACTTGGTGCGTTGGCAATGGGTGCTACTGCAAGTCAAGCTGTAAACATTTCTAATGAACACTCTTTACAATGTGGTAAAGGTGTGGAATTATTCACTTTACACGGAGGTAACGATGAGCAGAAAGAATGCTAAGTATAAACGTAGTAACATACTACAGTTAGCAGACAAACTAACATCATCAGATAGAGAAGTAGAACATGGTGATGCTAGTAAAAACTTTGAGATGGTAGCAGATTTGTGGAGTACATACTTGGGGGTGGATATCTTCCCCCATGAAGTACCTATGATGATGGTATTGTACAAGATTGCTAGGACTACTGAGAACCCTACCAATGTAGATAACTATGTAGACACATGTGGCTATGGTGCATTGGCAGGAGAACAAGTTCCCACAATCAATGAGGTTAAAGAACCTAGGTTTACTAGGAGGGTTAGATGAGAGTAATCACGATTGACTTTGAAACATACTATAGTCGTGAGTATTCCCTATCCAAAATGACAACTGAAGCTTACATCAGAGACCCAAGGTTTGAGGTTATTGGTGTAGGTATAAAGGTAGATGACAACCCACCCGACTGGTATAGTGGGGGGGATGTCGGTAGGTTTTTGAACTCACTAGACTATTCGGAAGATGCTATCCTTGCACACAATACTGTGTTCGATGGTGCTATTCTATCTTGGTTGTATGGTATTAAGCCTAAGTTTTGGTTTGATACTTTGTCTATGGCTAGACCATTTCATCATGCAAATGTGGGAGGTTCTCTCAAGGCTCTAGCAAACTTCTATAACCTTGGTCAAAAAGGGGATGAGATTATACAAGGTCTTGGTAAGAAACGCAATGACTTCTCACCACAAGAACTTGACAGGTATGCTGACTATTGTTTGCAGGATATAAACTTGACATACAAACTGTATCAAAAGTTAAGAAGTAAAGTACCTGTATCTGAACTTATGATTATAGACCAAACAATCCGTATGTATACTGAACCTACTATTGTATTAGACAAGGAGGTTCTAGCTGACCATCTTCAAAAGGTTAGAGATAGCAAACGACAACTGATCGAATCACTAGCACTTAAAGGTTTGAGTGAGGAGAAAGTTAAAAAGGCTCTGATGTCTAATCAAATCTTTGCAAAGATACTAGAAACTGTTGGTGTAGAACCACCGATGAAGACTAGCCTACGCACTGGTAAAGAAACCTATGCGTTTGCAAAAACAGATAAAGAGTTTACTGCTTTATTAGAACACCCTAACCCAAAGGTGCAATCTTTAGTGGCGGCAAGACTTGGTACAAAGTCTACCATCGAAGAGACTAGAACCGAGAACCTTATGAAGGTAGCAGACAGGGGAGCGTTACCTATAATGCTCAACTACTATGGCGCACATACAGGTAGGTTTAGTGGTGGTGATAAACTAAACTTACAGAACCTACCTAGAAATGGTGCTATCCGTAAAGCTATCACTGTGCCTAAAGGTCATAGCTTGATTGCTTGTGACTCGTCACAGATAGAAGCCCGTATGGTTGCGTACATCGCAGGACAAGATGATCTTGTGCAAGCATTCCGTGAAGGTCGTGATGTCTATAGTGAATTTGCTACTGAAGTATATGGTAGGAAAGTTACAAAAGACGATAAGATTCAAAGGTTTGTAGGGAAAACTTGTATCTTAGGACTCGGGTATGGTATGGGTCATGTAAAGTTTAGAGCCACTCTTGCTCTTGGGCAAGGTGGTATAGCTGTAGATATAGATGAGAACGAAGCCAAACGTATTGTAAACTTATACCGACAGAAGAACCATAAGATAGTATCACTGTGGCATAGCTGTGGTCATGCTTTGAATGGTATGGTGTCGGGTGCATCGGGTAATATATGTGAGTTACTTCCTTATGATAAGGATGGCATAACTTTACCTAATGGATTGAAGATAAAATACAATGCGTTGCGTAATACGGCTGATGGTTTTGAATATATATCTGACGCTAGGACTTTCCGTAAACTTGCACAGAAAAGATTGATGACTGGTGAACAGCAGAAGATTGACTGGACTAGGATTTACGGAGGTAAAGTTACAGAGAATGTGGTACAGGCTTTGGCTAGGATTGTAGTCGCAGAGCAAATGGCATCAATCGGACAGTCATATCATGTTGCTTTTCAAGTACATGATGAAGTTATTATCACGGCCCGGGAAAACGACAAGACACACGCACGTCAACTTGTTGAGAGAAAAATGTCTACACCACCACGCTGGGCAAAGGACTTGCCTGTTGCATGTGAATCGGGTGTAGGTTATAATTATGGAGAAGCTAAATGATTAATGAAGAAGAACTGCCTAATGAATTTAAGGCACATAGTAATAAGAAACAAAGAATACTTGAGATACTTGACAAGGTATCCACTGCTGTAAAGGAAGACCCTTCAGCAGAAGAACTACTTGTTATGGTAAAGTTAGGTGGGGAGTATGTAAGGTTTTCTAGTATACTAGAGAATAGTACAGAAACCGTAGCTATACTTGAAATGCTGAAGTATGACATAATGAAGAGGATGTCTACATGACATTATCACATTCGTTCTCATCTATTAAGATGTATGAGAACTGCCCTAAACGATATTACCATCAAAGGGTAACCAAAGAAGTAAAGGATACAGGTAGCGATGCCACTATCTATGGTGAGCGAATACACGAAGCACTCGAACATCGACTAGATAAACAGGTGGCATTGCCTACTGAGTCAGAAGCCTATGAACCTCTATGTAAAAGCATAGAGGGTATGGGTGGAACTTTACAAGTAGAGCAGAAGCTTACACTAAATGAAAACCTTACACCAACAACTTGGTGGGAGAAAGACGCTTGGTTACGATCCATACTTGATGTTCTAGTTTTGTTTGATGATAAGGCTATCGTTATGGATTGGAAGACTGGCAAACGTAGACCCGACTTCTCACAGCTAGAGATGTTTGCGTTGCAGGTGTTCCAACATTTTCCAAATATAAAACAAGTCCAGTCAACTTTTGTATGGCTGAAGGATATGGCACTAGACTCACATACATATGATAGAACAGAGTCAGATGACATGTGGGTAAAGTTATTGAGTAAAACAGAACGGATTAATCAATCATTCATAAATAATAAATGGCCACCTAAACCTAGTGGTTTATGTAGGTTTTGTCCTGCAAAAAATATTTGTGATTTTGCTACTTGACATTTATGTAAAGAATAATAATATGAGTAATACCCCCGAGGGAAAAATTAAACGTTGGTTAGATAAGTCACTGAAAGAACTTGACGTTTGGTTTTACAGTCCACAGAGTGGGCCTTTCGGTAAAGCAGGTATACCCGATAGGGTAGCCATAGTGAAGGGTAGATTTGTAGGTATAGAATGCAAGGCTGATAAAACAAAGAAGCCGACTGCATTGCAGACCAAAACAATGAAGGAGATAGAAATGAATGGTGGCAAATGTTTTTTAGTTTACGACAAAGAAACTATACAAGAAGTTATTACTTATATTAAGGGCGAACAATGATTGTTATTGAACAAGCAAAAGCTATTGCTCTTAACCCAAAGCACCCAAATCAAATTTTACAAACGATTCCTACGGCCCGCATGCTGAAGTATGACGGAGCAGAACTTGTTGTAGCACCACACAAACTTGACGAAGTGAAGGTGTTACGCAATCTAGGATTTCAAGTACCATCCCCCATACTACATTATTATAACTGGACAGGTCGTTATACACCTTACGAACATCAACGCATGACTTCTGCTTTTCTTACCATGCACAAGAAAGCATTGGTACTTAACGAGATAGGAACTGGTAAAACACAGTCAGCATTGTGGGCATCAGATTATCTTATGGAGATAGGAGAAGTTAAGAAGGTACTAATTATATCACCACTATCTACACTTGAGAGAGTATGGGGTGATGGTATCTTTATGAACTTTCCTCATCGTACATCACTAACTTTACATGGAACAAGTGCAAGAAGAAAGAAGCTACTCAAGACAGA